ACCGGATGGCCGCCCGATTGTTTGTGCCTCTCTGGATGGTCGCCACGTGCCCCTTGGAGTGCTTTATATACTATTGGGCCTTCTGTTGAATAAGGCCCAGGCCCATTTATGGTGCTGTATTACAATTATTTCGGGACCACTAAAAATGACAAGGACAGCTGACCAATTACTCAGCAACTTCCGAGTTAAATTATTAACGACTTTATTACTACTTTATGTTTAATGATTTTTGTGAGGACCAGCTTTGTCATTTTTACATGAATTTGAATTAACTTGGCGCGACCTCAAATTGCTGTAATTATGTGGACCTACCATGTTAATGGATAATGTAGTACGACATAACCAATTAAATTTCAGCTACAACATCAAGTTACATTTCTATATCTGTGACATATTAATTTAAATAGTTAACCAAGTGTACAGGTTGACATCTCAATTGATTATCATTTTGTGAATATGTATCATTCTAGATACAGGCGCACCTGGTTATCTACACAACGTCGAGCATATAATCGACAACCACCGTTTAAGCGTCTATATACTTCGAGACGTAATGAACTTAAACGTCGTCCCATTAGCGATGTTATTGCTTATGACGATAAGAAGATGTCTGCTCAGCGTATACATGAGGATCAATTTGGACCAGAATTCGTTATGTTGCATAATACAGCTTTTTCAACTTATGTTACTTATCCCAGCATAGTGAAGAATGTACCTAACAGAGTTAAGTCATATATTAAGATAAAACGGTTACGTTTTAAGGGGACTTTGAAGATAGAACGTGTACATGCAGATGTTAACATGGACTGTCCAGTTTCTAAGATAGAAGGAGTGTTCTCTATGGTTATTGTGGTTGATCGTAAACCACATTTGAACGCAACAGGATGTCTACTGACGTTTGACGAGTTATTTGGGGCTAGGATTCATAGTCATGGTAATCTAGCTATAACTCCAGCCTTGAAAGATCGTTTTTATATTCGTCATGTATTGAAACGAGTATTATCGGTTGAGAAAGATAGCTTGATGGTGGACCTTGAAGGAACGACAACGTTTTCTAGCAAACGATTTAGTTGTTGGTCTTCTTTTAACGACCTTGAGCGAGATTCATGTAATGGTGTTTATGCTAATATTAGCAAGAACGCTATCTTGGTGTATTATTGCTGGATGTCAGACGTAATGTCTAAGGCATCAACATTTGTATCATTCGATCTCGACTATGTTGGCTAAATAAAAATGTTTTTGTTGTACGTTTATTTATTTCAGCTAATTAAACATTGACAAGAGGCTTATAAGAATAATAGAAATATAATATTTTCATTTCAAAGATTTGGGCACGGGAGGAACACAGTTTGTGTTAATACACTCTTGAACAGTTGACCTGACAATGTCATTTAACTGTGACATAGACATTGTTAAGTTGGACTCCGTTCGCTGAATCCCAATTACTGACGCAGAATCACCTGGGTCTAAAATAGGGGTGCTTAATCTGTTCAGCTCTCTGTAAGGGTATAGTGCGTCAGTAACCTCCGATTCCGCATTTGAATGGGCTGTTCCTATGGTACTTCTACTAGCCCAAGATTCCCCAGGCCTTATTTCTATTGGGCCTGGTAGCCCAATTATTCGTGACGATGCGGAACGGACTAGTCTTCTCTCCCACTTTCCGAAACCCACGTGATGGAAATCAATATCCTTCTCCGTAAACTGTTTCGACAAGATCCTGACCGTGGGTGCTCGGAAAGGTATATCCACTGAATTTTTCGCAGTAGACAGTTTGAGTTTCCCTTTGAACTTGGCGAAGTGCGTCCTTTGGTGTACATTCGAGTCACTGACCTTGTAATATAACTTCCAAGGTATAGGATCTTTTAACGAGAAGAACGACGATGAAAAATAATGTAGATCTATGTTACATCTGATCGGAAATGTCCACGACGCTTGTAATGACTCATTGTCCTGCATCCTTTTGTCATGGATCTCCACTATCACCGTTCCAGATGCGTTAATAGGCACTTGTTGCCTGTATTCAATGACGCAGTGGTCTATTTTCATACAGCTGCGACTCAATCGAGCACTTAGCTGAGCCGCCGTCGACGGAAACTGCAAGACAATTTCAGTTAGGTCATGAGAAAGCTGATACTCTTCACGATGAGAGTCTATGTAATTAAAGGCATTAGGAGGAATGACTAGCTGAGAATCCATATATGAAGAGTAGGCCGCGCAGCGGAATTGCTTGCCGGAGTGTAACAGCCGACGACCTATTTGAAGAGTGGAATAGAGATAAGTGAAGAAAACTACGAAATATGTGTAATAAATATGTTTAAATTATTTATATTATAAACAACTCAAGTGGTATACCCCTATATATAGACAATTATGAGTAATAAATTATTTCAGTGTTGAAGATAATATCGAGGGGCATTTTTGTAATAAAGAGCGTAACACCAATTGGGTTCCTCTCCAAAATGTCTAAGCAATTGGTGTTTTGGTGTTGAATTTATACTACAACTCTCAATACTAGAACTCTCCAAAAGCGGCCATCCGTATAATATT